GCTTATTCCACAACCACAACTGCTATGCGCAAGTGGATTGCTTATTTCAAATTGTGTTGCAGTAAGAGATTTTACATAATCAATTTCAGATCCTAGTAAAAACATAATACTGTGAGAACCTACAACAAAATTATTTCCCTCAGGTGTTGCTATAATTTCGTCACCGTCCTCAATATTGCTAACATCATTAATAGTTCCCCAGTCATATTCAAAGCCTGCACATCCACCACCCTTAACATTTAATGAAATTGCAAAGACATTATGTTCCTTGCACAGATTATCAACCTGGTTTAGTGCTGCTTTAGTTAAGTTTACTAACATTTGACTGGATCCTATCTTTTGGTCTCGGAAGTAGGATTTGAACCTACGGTCTCCTGGTCCCAAACCAGGCGCTTTACCAGACTAAGCTACACCGAGTAAACTACTTTACTCAACGCCCTAAGCCCATGCACCGTCTAAGCGAATTACGCATGACCTCTAAAGTGTGTTCAGGCCCGGTTCCCTCTACACGGACGCTGAGTAAAATAGTTAGCGAAAAACTACTTAATACATACGCCCAAGCTAGTATCTCCGATCTCCCCGCACGGCCTTATTGACGTTGCCGCTCTGGTTTGACCGAAACTAACATCTCTGGTTTTCACGTCACCGGTATTTCACGGGCGGTATATTCACCACAGATAGTGCTTTTAGGTGGCCTGCCCTCTGCACAGACGTATGTATTAAATAGTCTCCTTATATAACTAATATATACCAACTAGAGTACTTGTCAACCATTATTTTCACTTTTTTATTTTTTCGTGGGAGGGACTTTCTGCAGTGCCCCTCCCCTTATCTGCATTTTACGTATGCAGCAACCGACTGGGTTTTTTTACGGTACCAGTGAGTTTACCGACCTAAGTTAGAGGGCCTCTTCCATACTTAGGGTTTTATTGGGTACGTTTAGCGAAATTGCTAGGCTTTCCCCTGTGCCTATTCACATGTGACCAATCCAGTGAGTAACATCATCGCAAGGATCATCAACCAAAACAGGTTCTTCTTCCATTGACACCACCTTTTTATATCATGGTCACATATTTATATGGTGCTCCCAGTAGGACTCGAACCTACGGTCAACCCGTTATGAGCGGGCGGCTTTAACCACTAAGCTACAGGAGCGGTTATTGGTGTCCCCTGCAGGATTCGAACCTGCGACCCTCGGTTTAGAAGACCGATGCTCTATCCAGCTGAGCTAAGGAGACGTAAAATTTATCCTGTTAGGAACTTATTTTTCAGGTCATTAATTTCATCTCGCAATTGGAGCTTCTTAACCTTTAGAGGTTTGATATAATCATCTGAAGTCCTTTCAGCCTCGAGTACCTCAATTTTTTCATCTAAGGTGCGGTGCTGTACCTCTAATGACTCTAGGCGAGCAGTCCATTTTTGTGTTTTACTCATTAATTTTTCTCCATTTGATAGTTTATAGTATCACAGCTTTGAATTGTTGTCAACAAAAAGTTTTGGATAAATGTAAGAAGTTCCATAATCGTACATCCAATCAGTAAACTCTTGTTTTATTTTAACATATTGATCTGTTATTTTTATTGGTTCAGCCCCGATTGCCATATCCTCATATAATTTATTTGCTTCTTCTTGGAGCTTTACTGGATAGTTTTTCATCGTCAATTTAGGTTTATTTTCAATGCCTGGGAAATAAGGAACACAATTATTTGCAATAATTTCATAGTGTCTCATGCAATCCCAACCTCCTTTTTTAGTTGTTACAGCAAACAGTGCCTTTGAATATTGCATATTATAATAAAACTCATTCCCAAAAACATATGAGTTGGGAGCAAATCTAGGATCACAAGGAGCAAGTAAATAAGTTTTATCTGAAATTTTAGGTGTAGGTGCGTACGCAGGGTACGCAAATGAGATCGGATGAATATCTAGGTGTTGGCAACTGGTTCCTATCTCTCGCTTGTAGTAAGTCGTCCTATCAACTATTTTTTCATTTACCGTATCTCGGTCCAATCCATCAAGAACAATAATCTGCTCTCTTTTATATTTCTCAAACACCTTAGTTAACCAAGGAGGAAAATCTATTAAAGAATTGGTGTTTGGGTCTTCCATAAGTAGTTGCAAACCTATGACTTCAGAAAATACAATATAGTCATAGTCTGTTTTCTTTATATCAGCAACACCTACAAAGTTTAACTTGTCTTTATTCCAGGATTCTAACTTGCCCCAAACGGTATGACCATTACCGTATAATTTTTTTAGCCTATCTTCACCATAGTCTTTGAAATTTATTGCGTTCCACATATTGGTGTGGATTTCTATACTATTTGACCAAAGCAGATGATTGAGGAAAACATCTTTTAGGTAATCAGTAACATTTCTGTGGTTGTAAATATAAATCTTCATGTAAAACTCATTGATAATGTCATAACTGATTATTTATGTTAAAAGCAAAAGAAATAATACTCCAATTATAAGCATGAAGCTAATAGGATAATACCAAACCCATCCTAAAAACCTGAATATCACACTTACGAGCGCAACAAGTATCATTGCGCCCATTAATAATACAAGGAAACCTGCCGCGGCATTGCTCATAGCGAAGCCTGCGCGTGTTCAACACGTGCCCTTGCCGCTTTCCATTTGTCAAATGACAATGGTTTGCGAGCTTCTCCGCATTTTAATTTTGATGCTTTGAACTCTGCTTTTAGCATATCAGCATGATGTCTACTCATAAATCTTGAAACCAATTTCAATAAATCCTTACGAAATGAGCGCCCGTGGTGCCAATTACCGGCACAATGTGCCATTTCGTGGAGCAATGTATAAACATCTAAGCCACAAATTTGGTCGAGTATAATTTTGTTTCCTTGAGCCCAACCAGCGGTTCCTCGGCCGGTATTTTTTTGCTTAGACATTACCGAAACAATTTTTGTATTGCCGATGGAGTTTTCAGCACAAAGTTTTGCCCAGGTCTTTGATTTGCAAACCTTGTTGGCAAATTTCTGAGCTTCTGAAATGTTATCAAACTCAAGAATATCTACCTTAGCCTGAAATTTCCATTCTGCTTTATATGTCTTGGTTTTTTCGGTATCATTGCCCGACTTACCTTTGTTTTGATTCCGCTCGTGGCGCAGAAGATATGTTTGGTATTGAATGCGGTCATAATTCATGCGATCACCCATATTATAGTTACAGCTAGTGACAAGTTAAAGGCAAGGGTTAATGAACCCAGTGTCAAAAATTTGGCAGTTGTTTTAATCATTTCCATATCCTCATTTGTTATATTAATACTATCACACCTGGTATGGGTTGTCAACCATTATTTTGAAATAATTTCAACTTTTTTAACAATATTTCCTCGAGTTCAAATGCTTCTCTTTCAAACCATTGGTCAGCATATTCAGCATATGTGGTATAGTCCGATGTATTATCAAGGTGAAGTTCACGGCGAGCATACTGTTTTACGTGGACCATTTCGTGGCACAATACCCTTAATAATTCGTCACCTTTGAGCTTTTTGCTTACTTCTATTTCAAACTCTCTGGTCGTTACTGCCAAACAAGCGGCTTGGTCATCTTCTCTCGTACTTGAATATTCGACTGTTATATCGAGTGATTTCATTCTAGGCATCATTTCCTGTATGCAAAACCCAACGGCTTGCTCGGTCATGGCAGCCTTACTCTTGGAACAATTTTGTGTTTCGACGTAATTCATTGGTAGCCCTTCGTTCATTATTAATATATACTATACCAAACTAATGTCGTTGTCAACCATTATTTTTAGTTTTATTTCAAAAAAATGGTTGACATACAGGCTATACGTGATACTATGGTTATATCAATAGGAGAAAAACCGAATGAGTGACAAGGCATTAAATTTATTCATGGACACCAGTGAGCTGTGCATGGAAAGTGTCAAGACAATGCACAATGAATTTTTCAGTAGAATGGATTATGATTGGTATTATAAGGTCGAACCAGGAGACGTGTGTGTTGATGTGGGAGCGTGTGTAGGCATGTTTACTGCTCATGCCCTCGACCGAGGTGCCAGTAAGGTTTACGCAATTGAACCAAATCCTAAATTTCTTAAAGCAGTTATCAACAACACATGGCAGTATATTGTAGACGAGCCAACCCAGAAGGTAGTTCCTGTTTCATATGCAATCGGATCGGATATGGGGCATACAGATCACGTCTTCTATACCGATGAATTTGAAGTCCGGCCTTTTTCTTACTTTTTAGAAAAGTTTGAGATTGGTCATATTGACTATCTAAAGATTGATTGTGAGGGCGGTGAGTATGATGTCTTATCCAAGGAAAATTTGGATTTCTGTATTAATAATGTAAAGCATATTGCTGTAGAGTGCCACTTGAGAGCATCAGATGATGGTCACGATAAGTTCATCAAGTTCAGGAACGAATTTCTGAAGCCTTTCATAGACTCTGGAAAATTCCGTATGCGCTTTATGAATAATAACATATCCGAAATCCTGTGGGATGACAAAAGAATTAGAAATACGGGTGGGGAGTTTATGATCTACCTCACTAAAATTAATGGTTGACAAGCAAGTCAATCCATGATATGTTATAAAAATGAATAATTGAGGATGATTCTTTATGGCACAACAAGAACAGTTTAGGATTCTAACATCCCGCCAACACGTCCGTGAACGTATCGGAATGTATATGGGCTCTAGTTCACAGGAAGTAATAGAGCGTTTTGTTTTGGGTGAGTGGAAAAAAGCAACCTATGTTCCTGCACTTACAAAAATGATCGACGAGATTTTGGATAATTCAATTGATGAAGCAATCCGAACCAATTTTAAATATGCTAACAAAATTGATGTAACAGTACGTGAAGGTAAAATTAGCGTTACCGATAACGGCAGAGGCATACCTCAAGAACTTGTTTATGACGAGACAACGGGCACTAAAATTGCACGTGCTACCGCCGCATGGACCAAGGTTAATGCTGGAACATCATTTGATGATGAGCGGGTAACCATCGGGACAAACGGTGTAGGCTCTGCGGCAACAAATTTTCTATCTGCTAAATTTATAGGCAAGACTTGGTCAAATGGAAAACTCCTTACCCTTACTTGTAAAAATGGTGCGGAGACCGTTGATGAAAAATATACAGAAAAATCTGGAAACGGAACAGAGGTTTGCTTTGTCCCAGATTTTGATCTTTTTGAAACAAGCGCTCTGGATGAACTTGATACCATTTCACTTATTGAAGATAGACTAATCAGTCTACAGATGGCATTCCCAGAAATTTCATTTTCATTCAATAAAAAGCGTGTACGAGTTACTGACCTGAAAAAATATGCTGCGCTGTACAATGAAAAGTGTATTATAGAAAAAAGTGAAAACTTGTCTCTATTCCTTACAACATCTGATGACGGCTTTCGGTCGAACTCATTTGTAAATGGTGTTAATACAAGACAGGGCGGTGCATACGTTGATTTTGTAATGGACAAGATCATTGATGAACTTGTGGTGCGGATCAAGCGTAAACACAAGATTGATGTTGCTCGTATGACTATAAAAAATGGCCTTTCGTTGATTATGTTTGCTCGTAATTTTACAAATCCAAAATTTGATTCTCAAACAAAAGAGCGACTTACCAATTCAGTGAGTTCGGTGCGTGAACATTTTGATACAGCCGGTGTTAAGAATTTTGACCATTACGCATACAAGATTATGAATACACCAGAAATTATTGATCCTATCATTGAGGCTCAACTTGCAAAGAAAATTGCTGCTGACCGTCGTGCTGCTACAATGGCTCAGAAAAAACTGCGTAAGGTAAAAGTAGCAAAACATATTGCTGCCAACAAACCAGACGCAACATTAAAAATTGTTGAAGGTGACTCGGCAATGGGATTTCTTTTAAAGGTACGTGATCCTAATAAGGTAGGTGCTTTTCCACTCCGTGGTGTTATTATGAATACCTGGGATATGAAGCCTTCCGATGTACTCAAAAATAAGGAACTGAGTGAATTGGTTGCAGTTCTGGGTCTGGATATCAACGATCCTAATAGTGTTGATGATATGACATATGAATCCGTTGCCACACTCACTGACGCTGACCATGATGGTATCGGACATATTAGTCCATTACTTATTGCATTTTTCTACAAATTCTGGCCACGGTTGTTACAGGAGCAAAGGGTAAAAATTACTAGAACTCCTATTATGATTTCAACCAAAGGAAAAGATATTAAATGGTTTTATACCTACGATGATGCCTCAAACTTTAAGTCTGGCGAGTCTGGTTGGAAACATCGGTATATAAAAGGTCTCGGGAGTCTTACAGAAGACGAGTACCACAAAATTATTAACGATCCCGTTTATGATACAGTAACCGTAGACGATAAAAACTATTTTGAGATGATGTTCGGTGGAAACTCTCAACTTCGTAAAGACTATATGTTTCAATAGGAGAATATTATGACATTAAAAGAACTAAGAAAATTGCTCAATGAGAATGGAATAGAATATGTTATCAAAAAGGAAAGAGGTAATATAATAAAAATGAATTTATACATTGAGGACGATAATGGTTGACCAGAACCGTAAGAAATGTAACTGTGGTTAAGGAACGTGAGTGATGAAAAGATATATTGCCGAATTTCGTGGTGGGGCTTTTAACGATAAGCCTTGGGAGTGGTGTGTAGTAGATGAAACTGTGGGATTTTATGGTGGTGCTGTCATATTTGACTTAACGGAGAGTGAGGCCAAAGCCTTAGCTGAAAAGATGAATATAGAGGAACAGAATCGTGAATAAAAAGGAGTTTTATTCCTCAAATGTGGAAGAAGCAAAAGATAATCTTGTCGAAGCATCCCTTAATTTTGCTGAGGCATTATCATGGAATAGAGTTATAGTAAAGTCTGCCAATGATCAGACAGAGATTTGGAAGATGCATAATTGGGATGTAGGCGGTGTTGAAGCTGTTTGGTGGGATGCTGTTATAGATTATCAGATAGCTAAAAGAGAATACAATGAATAAACATATACCTATGAACGGATGGAGAATATTTTAAATGAGTTTACTTGAATTTACAACTGAAGCAAATGAGTATCCTATTTCATCGGTTGCTGCAAATGAGTGGAAATCTTTTGCAATGTATACCGTTGAGTCTAGAGCCATTCCTAACATGATTGATGGACTAAAACCAGTACAAAGATTTTATTTGTATTCGTCGCTGTTAAATTCCAAGCGTGATTTCAAAAAGGTAAGTGCTGTTTCAGGTATTATTTCTGACTATGGATATAATCATGGCGAAACCTCTGCTGCAAGCTCTGGTCAACTTATGGCCGCCACGTGGAATAATAACATATGCTTGGTTGAAGGTCGAGGTTCATTTGGAACAAGACTTGTCCAAGAAGCAGGCGCTGCACGTTATGTGTATACTCGAATGCATAAAAACTTTGACAAGTACATTAAGGATCTTGATCTGTCTCCTAAGCACGAAGATCCTGAACATGAACCACCTGCATTTTATCTGCCGGTAATACCTTTGGTTCTTACAAATGGTGCAAAAGGTATTGCTACTGGATTCGCAACTAATATACTGCCTCGTGATCCAAAAGCACTTGAGCGTGCTTGTAAGGAATATATTGAGGAAGGAACTATTAAGCGGAAAATACCAGTTAAATTTCCAGACTTTAAGGGCAAGGTTACTTGTGACCCAGATGGCAAATTTCATGTTTATGGAAAATATGAAAAGAAAAGTAAAACCATCCTTTTAATTACAGAAGTTCCTTATGGATTTGACCGTGAGGGCTATGTAAAGGTTCTTGATGGCTTAGAAGATTCAGGTGATATTGTCTCATATGAGGATGTATGTGACAAGAACGGATTTGCATTTGAAGTAAAATTAAAGCAAAATATATCTGCAAATTGGAATGAAAACAAAATTCTAAGCAAATTTAAATTAGTAAAGCCAATGTCTGAAAACTTAACCGTTATAGGACCAGATGGTAAACTAAGACTTTATAATGATGCTAGAGAAATAGTAAAGGCATTCTGTGATTACAGATTGACTGTACTGAAGCAAAGGATTGATTCCGAAACTTCAAATATAAATGAAGAACTTAGATGGTTAAAAGTCAAAATGGAATTTATCATTGCTGTACTTGATAGCAAAATTGTGTTCAAGAATAGAAACAAAGTTTCAGTAATGAAACAAACTTTGGATAATACATCTGCACTTGATAGTGATATGGATAAACTTCTAGGAATTAACATCCTGTCTCTAACAAAAGAAATGGTTATTAAGTTAAAAGAAAATATCCAAGAAGCAAAAGGCAACTTGAGTTACTGGAAAAAGACTTCACCTAAGGAACAGTTTATAGAAGACCTAAGCAACATGTAACTTGCTTTCTACTTACTGTTTCAACTAGACCGCTTTTGGCGGTCTTTTTTTGTCCGTATAAATATAACAGTATGACAGAGCGTTATGGGGCGTGACGCTTAATATAGACCACCCTCTGAAGTCGGTTATAGTCTGTCGTACTCTCTATATAAATAGTATTGGATAAACACATTGAGGCAAATATGATTACTAATTATTTACAGCCTACATCGTTCTCCCTGGTAATACAACGTATTCCGAATGTTGAGTTTTTTACTCAAATGGTAAATATACCTGGGCTGAATACTGGCACAACTGAAACACTTACACCTTTAAATACCTTATATACTCCTAAGACAGGTCTTAATTATGCCGACTTGGATGTTACATTTGTAATAGATGAGAACATGAAAAATTATAAGGAAATTTATTACTGGATAGAACAAAACGCATTGCCCCAAAATCAAACTGCATATAATGCTGAACTATCAACTTCTGACATTAGCATTATATTAAACAGTAGTGCTAAAAATCCAAATCAAAAGTTTACGTTCATTGATTGTTTTCCTACTGATCTATCTGCAATTAACTTGGACATTAAAAACCAAGACGTAATATACCCAGAAGTAACTGCAACATTCAAATATACATATTTTAATATTGAAGATGTAGATTGACAGCTATATTATATGTGATATAATTATATTATTGAAATGAAATGAGGTTTGAAATGAGTACTGACGATATAAGTGAAGTATGGGCAAAAGACTCCCAAATAGATGAAACAAATCTTGTAGGTGAATCCAAGAAAATCCCTGCACTCCATAGTAAGTATTATAATATGTACTATAAAGAAGTATTGAGAGTAAAAAAATTACGATTTGATTATAAAGAACTAGAACGAATGAAGTTCGAATATTACACTGGATCACTAGATGAAGAAACTATGCGGGAAAGAGGCTGGAAGCCATTCCAACTCAAAGTTCTTCGGTCTGACTTAGATAAATATCTACAATCGGACAAGGATGTTATTCAATTAAGCCTTAAAATGGATTATCATAAGGCTAGAGCAGATTTTCTGGAAGATATTATTAAAACTATTCATAGTAGAAATTTTATCATTAAGAATATGATAGATGTGCTGAAATTCCAGGCAGGAGAATATTAAAATATTATGAGTGATGTGGTGAATGTTGAATATATGGATTCTGTCTACATGAAAGTAACGGCTGATGCTTCTACTCGCCATGAAATCTCAGAGTTCTTCTCATTCAAACCCGAAGGATATCAATTTCATCCTAGTTACAAAGCAAGGTATTGGGATGGTGTGATCCGACTTTATAATCCGATGAGGCCTGTCCTATATGTAGGTCTACTTGAAAAATTAAAGCAATTCTGTGAGGTAAGAGATTACGAACTCAGAATGGATACACAATTCCAAGAAACAGAATGTGAATCCGACTACGGCTATGAACTTGCAAAAGAAATAAAGTGTAAATTCGAGCCAAGAGATTACCAGAAT